ACTAGCTAGTTTAGTATAAGGCCTCCTAATATACTTGACACGCATTGCGGCAGTCCTTTCACTATACACTCTAAGATTCTTAGCTTGTTTTAATTCTGCCTGCGTGACTTTACTCTTCGCCATCTATCCCACTTCCTTCTTCTGGATCTATTACTTCACCAGCACTTTCAAGAGGAATTTCAGACGAGCTTACATAAGTCTTATCATACCATTCACCAGTCATTTTAGGTAGATTGAAACCATATTTTTCTGTTAATATAGCTCTTATTTCGTTTTTAGTGGCTATACCATTAAGAAGTTCAACTGTCTTTTGAGCTGAGTCTGTATTATCCTCCTGCAATTCTTTGATACTGGAAAGGTCATACCAGATGTAGTGGTTCTCTCCTAGTTCGTCTTTTAGGAAGGCCGTCATCTGCTCACAGTATTCTTTCAATAGAGGTACAATTGTATCTTGATATATCTTCTTTTTCATTTCAGAGATATTATTGTAAGTGCTGCCATCTCTTGATATTAATTGGACAGGGACACCCAATGTAGAGCATATAATTTCCCTCATTAGTGTCATAGAATTAAGCCAGTCTAACTCCTGAGGTGTCAAATCAAGCTGTTTAAAATCGAAGTTCTCACCATTTAACATAGCTATCCTTCCGGCCCCGCTGGTACCGCTTCCCATTGATTCAAAACTTCTTTTAGCTTCCTCTTTCGCTTGAGGATTAAGAAACTTCTTATAACTTAATATCCCTACTCTTTTACCACTATTTGAAAGTTGTGAATTCATATGGTTAAATGCAAAGTTCGTTAAATCCCCAGGCTTTGCAGCCGATTTTATACGACTTCTAAACTCCGTTCCATATCCTGCGATGCCATCACAAGGATTTACAGAGGTTACGCATCTATAGTATTTCATTTCATTACCTTGTATAACTGTAGATCCTATTTTATACCCTGATATATTCATACCAGTATCTTTTTTTATTTCAAACGAGTCTGGTGAGTATATATTCAGATACTTAGTCATAGAACCTTTAGTTTTATTAAGCAACAATCCGCCGCCTATTATAAGCCACGTAATGAAATACTCATTAAACTGCGACCTTGTAAGTTGTGGATTAGGATCATCTAGCCACTTTTGTACTATATGCCCTTTTGATTCTTCTACTTTGTCGCCTAACTGCCTATATATTTTTATATCCACGCTGTTAAAATCGTCTACTATCTCCTTTATACAAGCATAAAAGAAAGGATTGTCATAAGCATCTTTTAAAAACGTGTTGTAATTAACAGAATATCTTTGATATCCCAAATTTGTCATATATCCGTAAGGCTTGGCTAACATGTTCTTTACAGCTTTAATTATGTTCAATTTATCACCTCCTACTTATTATACTATAAAAATGTGATATCGTCATCACCGCATGACTGTTTATCTGTGAATATAGCATACCTAACACCGTCGCATTTTGTTATCCTAAGCGTGTTTATCACTTAGTTCTAATAGTTTTTATTCCTATTAGTTCGGACTATATCTTCATTTTAATTTGGAACATCTACGGCTACAATATTAATCAAATTAAAACGTTGCGTGTTCGTGGGAGTATTATTGTTTCCTCAACTCCTAGTCTCTGCGCCTGTTATCGCCTTTTACATCGACAACTTCAGCTCTGATTGGCATTTCAGCGTCCCAGTTTTTTTACGCAATTTTTTTATGATGAACCCGATATAAGTTAAGCACATCATCGTTCTTTTTCACGACCTCTTCTTTACCATTAGCCTTTGTACTTCCCCAAACATAAAGGTACATTTCATCTAAGCCTTTTTTAAATTTATCTTTAATAAAAAATAGCTTCTTAGTTTTCAAAAGGGATCCCACAGTATTTATCCCTTCTACAACACTTTTGTTTGCAAATTCTATATTGATTCCAGCTTCCTTCATCTGCTGAATATATTCGGTTCTAGCATAATCTCCATAAAATTGTATATATGGATATTTTTCCTGTAATTCAAGTGCAACATCAATCCACCAATTTATATATCTGTGCTGTTCTGCCACCTCTTCAATTAGATAATAATTACCACTTTTACATTTTGCAATTACTACAATACTCCCATAATGTTCAAAACCATAATCAATACCACCTATATAATAATCTATTTCCTCAGTTCCTGGAATATGATCAATCAAATGTATATCCTTATCAAAATCTTTATATACCACACCTTCGGCGGCTACCCATAGGCCTAAAACGTCCCTATCATAAAACATCCCTGAAGGTGTAACCCTTTCAATACTTTCTATATAGTCTTTAGGCAATTTATCATTATCATACAAGGTGAAATTAAATGATTTTATATTAACTCTTCCGTCACTCAATAACTGGCCGTCATTATCTATATAATCAGTTTTTACAGAGTGCATAGGGTTCTCTGGGTTGGTATCAATAAATACTCTAGAGCCTTTATATGAGCATCTAGATATTACCTCTTTCACAAAACTGTCGTGCAATGCAGTACCCTCATTTAAGAAGGCCCCTGCTGCCGTAAATCCTCTGACACTCTTCCAAGAATCACTATTGGCACCACCGAAACAATATACCATATTGCCCCACAGTTCAAACCCACCATTTTTATTTAACTTTATTTCGCCGTCTATCAACTGTTCCATGTCATCTAAAATATTTCTTTGTATTGATGAGCTTGTTGCACCTCCTATTATAAAAGATACACCCATACCCTTATATTCGTGCATATGAAGTAAAAAAGCCTGTATAAGTATAAAAGTCTTCCCCGCCCTTTTTGCACCATTACAAATTAATATTTTAGGCTCTTTATTAATGGAATATCTCAAAACTTCATACTGTTTTTTAGTATATATATTTTTTAAACTATCCATCTTTCAAGGCCCCTTTTAATTTTGAAAAAACATCTGAAGAGCTTACTTTTAAATCAACTTCTTTCTTTTCTTTCGGGTATAAATCGTCTAAACTGTTTAACTCTTTTATAGCTCCTAAACGGCCGTTGTAGTTGCCATCCTTCTTACTATCTGAGATAAGCTCCAAAAGTTCTTTATAGGCCCTCTCACGCCCCCACATGGCTTTTTCTTTGTGCTCGTTTATCAAATTGTTATACCTTAGCTGGACCTTAGGATTGTTAAATACCTTTTGAGCTGCTATATCTGTTTTTATCTCATCCATATTCATACTATACCCAGCGTCTTCATAAGCTTTTCTTTTTGTGTTGCCGGCCAGCAGGCTTTGGACAAACATTTCCTGCTTTAAAGTTAACTTATTACCTCTGGCCATAGGTCCACCTCCTTTATTCCCCACTCTCGTACCATACCAGCGTAGTATGTGCTACTCCGTCAGATACTGAGCTTGTATTTTTAGTTTGGATAAATTTTAGAATTTATAAGGAGGCAAGTATCTCTTCTTTTTCCACCTCTGTTATCCATCCTTTTGCAATAGCATTGTCTAGCCCTGTTTCTGTCAATTTACCTGCTACATACATTTTTTTCAAAATCGAGTACATATTACACCTCCAAGCTGCCTAAAATAAGTATTTCAAGTGCACTTTCCAACTCTTCTATCTTCTCTGCCTCGGTTTCTTCAACAGTGTTTTCAGCTTCTTCTTTTTCTATAGCTTTTTCTAGCCAACTGTCGTAATTGTTATCTAAACTTGTTATTAACGTGTCTCTGTATCTAGTAGTATACCTGTAGTGGTCATACTCCCATTTGGCGGCCTCGCCCTCTTCCACCTCCGATTCAGTAATATTTGTAAAAAATTCAATTTCTGCGTAGTCTCCATTGAACGTTATCTCATATGGAGATGCGGGCATAATCGTGCTTTCTGCTTTCATTCCTTATCACCTCTTTAAGTTTTTTTATTTTATGTTTATTTATTCAAAATTCCATTGGGGGAAGGTTCCCCCAAACCCCCTTAAGCCCGGGTAACAAAAAGGCGGGCAAGACGGTTGATTTGCGAGCTAGACGGGGAATCGTACAGGACGAAGAACACCGGAGAACAAAACCGGCCGCTGTACCAGACACCGCCGGCAAAAACCACGCTCACGTCATACCTAGGATAATAATAATATCCACTAAGATAAGTAGTGCTGGCCGCGCCGACCTCACTCGTCAACGACGCATAAGGGTATCTCGAGTCTTTCCCTAGAGTCTTTGCATACCCGTCAGACTGAGCAGTGTCGTAATTAAGTTCTATATAATCACCTGTTATAGTCCCACCAGAGTACAGCCTAGGGTCTTCTAAGATATAAGGCCTGTAAGTGTAAGGGTCTTCGCCACTTCCAGTTCCATTTCTCTGAATAAGCACATCACATAAGCCGGAAAAGGCATCTCCCCATGGATCAACCTTCCCTCTCCAAATGCAAGGATATTTCCCGCTAGTATTAGAACCTATTGAACCACTTGAAGCCTCGACTACATCCAGGGCACCGTTCACCCATGGTCGCGAGCTTACTACGTCGCCTGCAGTTATATCTACGGCATCCCCGTCGAATGTGATAGCGTCGTTTTCAGTATCATAAGTGTCTATAGAAGTTATTAACCTGTCTGATGCGACTGAATTTGAACCACGAGAACTTCCTATAGCTATCGTCTGCCCTACCACGAATTGTCCCGAATAAGCGTTACTTATTATTATTCTATTTGCAGAAGTTTCAGCAACTGTAGCCACATGCAAATCACTGTAAGCCATAGAACTAGCACCCATCATGACAGTCTGAAAGTCTTTTGTGGCAAACTCCACTAACTGCAAGACATATTCAGATATTCTCACTTTCATAGTCTCGATATGTGCGTTAGTTGCGTTGTAAGTTCTTGCATTAGTCATATGCCTGTTAACTGAATTATAAGTGCCAAATGTCCCACTTCTAGAAGTCGCAACTCCATCCACCATTGACAACCAGTACACAGGGAGATATACCTTGTTTTTATCATTTTTAAACATTGGAGCAAGCTTGAATCCGCTTCTAGCACTAGCAGTTACACATGGTCTGTCGTAACTTTCATTCCAATAGAAAGGCGCACATTCATAAAACACCTCTCCATTACTTCCGTCACTTGCAAAGTCGGGATCCCCTTTGTAGGCATTAACTGTGAAGTTGCCATCTGAGTCATGAGTTCCACAGCAAATAGGTCTGTCAAAAAAACTCACGCTATCAAAATCATTTGTAACTGTAGAATCGTCAAGCCCGACCTCTGCTACCATATCTATTGCATCTAATATTCTAGTGCCGACTGGGTCACTACCACTAAACTCAACACCATAAACCTTATCGGTATTAAATACAACTTCTTGTAAATTCTCTAATTTATCCGAAGTCGTCTTGTAGCTAACTTCTTCAAAATATGTCATATTCGGAGCATCTGTCCCGTCATGCGT